ACGGCAATAACTCAGGGAATGTTGGTACTACTCAAGACAACATAATGGCTCACGTTCTTATATTATCCTACGCACTTGCTAGAGTACATGGGCGTAATCTTTCTTTAATTTTAAAAATTATTGTCAAATTGTTTGGGGATGATGCTGTACTGGCTATGCCAATTCCGAAAATGAAAGATTGGAAGAATATTTTCGAAGATTCTTACAAACATTTCGGATTATCCCTGGACCCGTTTATAGTAAGCCAAAACATTGAAGATCATACTTTTCTCGGCTTCCGTTTCAAACGATACGGAAATTACTATTTACCAGAGTATCCAATCGATCGCTTAATTGCATCTTTTACATATTCAATCACTACTGGGTCTACTTATTCTCAGTGCTTATCAAAAGCGTTTTCACTATTGGTTATGTCAGCACCACATGCTGAATTTTCTCTTTTGTGCTCTGCTTATTCTCAATACTTACAAGTCCTAAAAGCTGAGGACGATCCTGTTATTCAGGGATTCGTGTTTCACGGACCCCCTAATCGGCAGGATTGTATCAACTGGATGTTAGGTCATGAGACGTCATCGAGCTTCGGAGGATGGATGGAACAAATAGAGTTATACAATGTCAAATGCAAAGACAAGCACCACGAACGGCAAGAAAGCCGTCAAAGTTATTAACTCAGCTCAAAAGCAACCGTCGGGAAACACTGGTAAAACAGTCGGCGGAAAAGAAGTCCCTAAACGGGCACAGGCGCGGAAATCTGCTGGTCCTGCTTTGCAGACACCAAAGAAATCTGTACCTCCTCAGGCAACTGGGGTAAAGATGGCAACGAAATATGTGCCATCAAAACCTGCTGAACAGCGTGCTCAGCTAAAACAGGCTTTACAACCTGTTGCTAAGCAAAATGCTCAGCCGACTTCTGCACAAATAAATCGTGCGATCACTCTTCATTCGATGAGGGTTCGTAAGGTTAATGCGTTCAGGAGCGCCTTTCATGCGCCTATTGAAAACATGGCCTACCATGGTTTTGATAATCCCAAAAGAGATGCGTCTCTCAGGGATAAAAAGGTTTCCTTTGTGGCTAATTTGGCTGGAGTTCCCTCCACCCTTAAAACCTACGAAGGTTTTCCTGGTTTGCACTCGACCGATCCTAGGATCCCTCGAACAAGTGCTTCCCATGCTTTATCTGCTTCATCCACTCCAGGTGGACATTCTGAACAGATACAGCGTCGCTTGAAAGGGAAATCTCCCTGGTATTCTTCTATTATGGATCCTCTTCATGGTGCGGATTGTAAGATCCCCGACACTACTGGAGAAGAAACTGGAACTATCCAGCTTATTCAGAAGGCTACCGTCATTGCTAATGGCAATGGCATGGCTGGGCTTAGAATATTAACCCCTTATATTAATGAGGGAAGTGATACTAGTACTAGCATTAATTATCAGATACCAACTCCAACGGCATCTATATCCCCGATCAATATTGCTTGGGGAGATGGCGCTAATATTGGGTTTAACTATGGTTATCCCTTTACAGGAGCTGCTGATATTCAAGGTGTTACTAATGCCCACCGAGTTGTTTCCATGGAAATGATAGTTGAACATGAAGCTTCTGGTCTAAACAACCAGGGTGAAATGAACTTAGCTGCTGTTCCATGGCAAACTGCCGGTTCACCACTCTATTCAGATCATCAAAATCTGTATAGTGCAGTTCAGATTCCTTTGAATCAGAACAAACCTGCTGTTGTTCGTTGGTTTCCTATGAATCGCCAAGCATTCAACTATACTGCTTTTCAGTATACTAATTGTGATGAAGTTGGCCAGGATGACGAACCTGATACTTCGGCGCCAGTTTGGACGTTGGAGTTTCTAGCAAACGGCTGTGCATCTGGTATAACATTTAAGATTACTATGGTAGTCAATTATGAGTTTTTACCAATTTACAACACACTTAATATTCTTTCATTATCTCCATCACCTGTTGATGTTGAGGAAGAACAATTAGTTGGGAATTGGGTTGAAACTATGCCAGTTGCTGAACCGGGCTCGGATAAAAGGGTGAATTCTTCAGCCTCAACCGTTTCTCCACAACATGGGGATGAACCTACTGGGTTCGGCATGATCGCGAATGTGATCTCGGAAATCATTCCGTTTGTGTCTCTCTTGTTGTGAGAGGGGTATCTTCCCCTCAATTTCTTACCTATCACAAAATATCCCTTTAAAGGATGTGTTAGATGAAAAAAAAAAAAAAAAAAACACACAAAATCGGAAAAGCGGGGGGTGGGGAAAGAAGGAA